GTCCTGGGCGGTGGGGGGTTAGAGATTTGACCCGCCCCTCCCCTGCGCTCGGTTCTTCTCGCGGTCGGTCTTGGCCTGGTGGCAGGACCGGCACAGGGTCTGCAGGTTGCTGTCGTCGTCGGTGCCGCCTTCGAACTTCGGCACGATGTGGTCACAGTAGGCGCTGTAGGGCTTGTGGCCCACAGCGGTCAGCTTGCCTTGCCTCAGACACTCCTGGCACAGACCGTTGTCGCGCCTGAAAATGCTTTCCCTCAGCTTGTCCCAGTCGGTGCCGTAGCCTCGTTCGTGGCGGCTGCCCCGGGTGCGGTCGGCAAAGGAGCCAGGGGCGGCTCGCTTGTGGTCTGGGCAGTAGCCGGAGCCATCGCCGACCAGCTTGCCGCAGCCGTGATGCCGGCAGGGCTTAGGAGCGGATACGGGCATGAGGCACCAAAAGTAAAAGCCCGGCATCCTTTTGGGCACCGGGCTTTGAACGCAACAACATCAGCGTGCCGGCTTTATACAATAAGTGTCCGGGCACTGTCAACACCCCGCGACCACGTCGTTCAAAAGACCGAGCATCGTTTGATGCAGGGCATGCAGCCGCTCGTAGAGGCGCTGGCGGGCAATACCCAGCCGACGCGCCACGTCTGAGGCGGTACCGCCCACGACGTAATACTCCACCACCAGGCGCCGATGATCCTGGCCCAGCCGTTGCACGGCGGCGTCTGTGTCCTGGATGTGGTCATGCCCACAGACCTCAACGCCAACCGGCGGCCGGCTGCCGTAGACGCCGCCAAAGCGGGCATCCATGAACATCGGGCTGATCGACGGGTAGCCGATTGCCGCGCGCTCTTTGCGGCCAGACCAGCGGCCCCAGATGGACAGCTGTGTGTGCACATACTCGATCATCGTTGCTGCCCCTTCAGCGCGCCGGCCTTGGCCAGCTTGGTCAATTTGCGGATACGCCGGGCCTTGCGGCGGCGCTCCTGCTCTTTGAGTCGCTTCTCTTCATCGGCCATGCGTTCGTTCATCGAGCGCAGCTGGTCGATGGTCAAGGCCGGGTCTTTCCACATCCACGAAAACGGTACGCTGGCCATCACTTCACCGCCTTTCTGGCCAGCGGACCGACCAAGGTGTCGGCCAGGCTCACCCCGTCAGGGCTGCGCTTGCCGAGCTCATGGCCTGCCTCAGCGGCATAGACCACGCGGATTCCATCCCGGCCATAGACCGCCGAGAACTCGTCGACCACCTTGGCCACCACCGGAAGGTTTGCCCTAAGCCATGCCGATTTTTCGTCGTCGGTCATTGGCAGACCGCCGATGCTGGCCGCCGGCATTCCCTCTCTCTCCTCCCCCCTAAGGGGGGAGAGAGAGGGAATTGCCGTTCCATCCGTTCCACTTCTGAAAAACACACTGAAAGCCGCATGAATACAGGCCTTTCGGCAGATTGCGTTCCAGACACGCCGTTTCCGTTCCGCCCACAGCGGAACAGACCCAACCGGCACCCAAAAACCATCAGCAAAACCACCAGCAGAAACACCACCCACACGCCGCACGAAGTCCCCGGATCTGTCAGGCATGGCCTGGCCGGTTAGGAAGCGGAATGTCATCATCGTCATCACCGAATGCGCTCGGCTTCGGTTTTACCTGTCGGGGTCAATACCCAGCGACCACGGTGTTTCTTGACTAGCTGGTCGTCCTTGAGACGACCCATGACCCGGCTGACCTTGCTCTTTGCCTTGTCCCCATTCCAGCCGCACAGAGAGGCCAGGCCAGGGTAAGACTCCTCCGGGTGATGCAGGATCGCGTAGAGAAGCCGATCCTCTTCCTGGCTGCGATCATTGCGGATCTGCTCAGCCCGTTGCTCGGTGATATGCACAGCCACCACCGTTGGAACCTTGACGCCATGCTCCTCGATCGTCTTCCCGTGGAACTCGAAAGGGATCGGGTCAAAGTCCGGTCCGCGCTTCTTCCGGTGCCAGTGCATCGTGGCCGATTCGCCCTCTGCCCAGACCGTCAGATTCACGTCGATTTCGTTCAGGAACGCGCCGCCGCCGCGTGGCAGCAGGCTGTCCCGGTCAGCACTCTTTGTCGGGTGACAGTTGGCGATCACCGCCGGATGACCCGGCAGTTCCACAAGCGCGCGCAGATGCCACGCATGGTTACGCGCCTGCAGGTTGTCATCCTCGTTGTCGCCGGTGAAATAGCTCACCGAGGTATCCACCAGCACCAGCGCGTATTCACCGCCCTGCGCCCTGGCCTCCTGGACGATCTGTTCGGCGTACTCGCCGATGCGCAGCGCCAGCGGCAGCACCGTGATCAACCCGGCCACATCGCCACGCTCTAGGCCCATGGCCATCAGCGTCGCCAGCAAGCGGGTCCGGAAACCATCCGGGTTCTCACCGCACAGGATCAGCACCTTGCCCTGCACGATCTCCCGGCCGGCGAACTTGCGGCCAGTCGCCACGCAGATCGCCAGCAGCAGACCGACCGCTGTCTTGCCGTGGTTTGTCACTGCCGTCAGTGCGCACAGATGGCCCCGCTGCACGATGCCCTCCACCACATAAACCGGTGGGGTACTGGCCGCCAGCCAATCACTCGCATCAACCAGCAAAGCCGTATCCGTGCGCTTTTTCTCGCTGCCGGCAACCGGCACCGTTCCGCGTGAAACCCGCACCGGCACAGGCTGTTCCGCCAATTGAGCGCCGGCCTGTGGAACGATGGAACGGACCCTATCCCGCACAAAATCAGCCAAAACAGCACCGGAAATACCCTCTCCCACCGCATCGGCGACGTCCCAGCCATCCGGCTTGGCACCGGGCGGCGGTAATTGCACATCCCAGACCCGACAGGCCATGGACAGCAGCCTTTCGCGGATACGCGCCATGGTGGCAACACCCGGCTGCTCAGCCTCCGGCAGCAGCGGCTTGGCACGCTGCTCGATCCCCTGCGCCCGCTCATCCGGCGTCAGCGGCACGCGCTTCGCATCCGCATCCGCCCAGGTCAGCACCTTGCGACCCGCCAGCGGCGACCAATCCACCTTGCCATCCGCCTTGCCGCCACCCGGCCACGACACCACCACCAGCTCGGGAAGCTCAGCATGCCCCACATCGGCGCATTTCTCGCCTTCCACCAGCAACACAGTGGCATCCGGGCGAGCCGCCAGGCGATCCAGCCCATACAGCGGGCGAGGCTCAGGGAAAGACAACCAGCGCCACTCCTCGGCACCGGTATCCTCATTTTTTGCCCAGACCACCGGCAGCACTTCCTTGCCGCCGTCGCTGGTACGGAAGCGCATCACGATGCCCAGCATCTCACCGGCAGCATTCAGATAGCGCCAGGTACGCTCCGGTAGGCCGCGCTTAACATGCGCCTTCGGCGGCTCGCCGGCATGCACCGGCACCGGCAGCACCGGCACCCAGGGCGTGCGCCGCGCCTTCTCGGGCGCCGGCATCACCGGACGCTCGACAGGCGGCGCCGCCGGAACATCGCCACCCAACTGCTTCACCGCATCCATGAACGGCAGGCCCTGATGCTCCATCAGGAACTTGATCGCATCCCCATGAGCCCCACAGCCGAAGCAGTGATAAAACTGCTTGGCCCGGTTCACCTTGAACGACGGCGTCGCCTCGCTGTGGAAGGGGCAGCACGCCTCATACTCCGCGCCGTTCTTCGCCAGCGGCACATAGCCGTCGATCAGCTCGACAATATCCACCCTCTCCAACAGCGCCACCGTGTCGATCTTTTTATTGTCTGACATGGTCTATATCAGCCCTGCTGGCGAATATGTTCAAGCTGGCGCATCGCCCGCTGCATGACCTCGGCTGCGCCGTTGATCGCCTCCACCAGACGCACCTTCTCGTCATCCGGCGCACAGCGATCCGGGCGGGCGTGATGCGTTTCGTCGCAGGCAAACATCAGCGGCTCGTAGCACTCGCAAAAGCGCATGGCGGCGATGATCTGGCCGAAGGTCAGGCGCTCATCCCGCTCCGCGCTCAGGCAAGACTTCAGCCTGGCATATGCCGACTCAGGTTTCAGATGCGGAAACAGGAAGCAGGCCAGCTCCTTGGCTGACCTGGCCGAATTGCTGACCATCAAGTTCAGCGCCTCGTACTCATCCTCGAAAAACAACTTCCCTTGCATGTTTCCTCCTTCCCCTAATGATTAGGGGCGATTAGGGGTGTCTGATTCGGGCAAAAAAAATAGACTGCAATCGACGGCCGGAGAACACACGGCCGGCGACCCACGGAAGAAAAAGCCGGCGCCCGAAGGCACCGGAAAACGATCCACCCAGGAGGGAGACAGGGAAGATGGACCGCAAGGAGAGACAAAAGGAGGGCCATTCCAGTCGCGTAAGATGCGGATGCGACTCCCATCAACTCACGAAGAAAGGAATGGCCCATGGAACTCATGGCAGCAATGAGCGCGTTGTCATCAGCGCTCGGCCTGGCGAAAACAGCCATCGAGGCACGCGATGAAGCCAAGCTCGATGCCGCCCTTGCCGACATCAACACCAAGCACCTCGCGTTATCCATGGCTGGACTCCAGCTCGCGGAGGCGCTCAGCGCGTGCCAAGCGGCGAAAAGCGAACTTGAGCGCGAGAATCGAGACCTTCACAGCAAGATTGCCGACAGGAAGCGATACCTTCTGCATGAACTTGCTCCCGGTCAAATCGCCTACCGCTCTGCACCAGACGGCGAGAGCGCCGAGCCAGAGCATTACCTTTGTCAGGTTTGCTACGACAAAGGCGTCAAATCGGTTCTTCATGTGGTCCACGACGGCATGCTCGGCACCGCCTACGAATGCCTTGCAGACAAAACGCATACGTTTTACGGGTGAGACGTCACGCATCGCCGCACTCCTTTCGGCGATCCACCAGGCGTTGGTCGGGCTGGCGGCGATCAATGCCGTGGCGCGGATCGCCGGAGGCGCATTCGACCGGGGCCGCGGTGGGCACTTCGCGGCGGCCGGAACTGACATCCGAGCGGTCGCCGGTGCCGCGCAGATAGCCCCAGTCCACATCGGGGCGCAGATCCTCGCAGCGCACGGCGCCGTCGGTGGCTTTTTCGATGGCAGGGCAGTAATCGGCAGGCACACGGTTGCGCAGCACCCAGTTGTGCACCCCCTGCGGCGTCACGCCAAGGATGGACGCCAGCCGGCTTTGGCTGCCGACACGTTCAATCGCGGATTTAAGAGCTTCCATGCCCGACAGAATAAACACGTGGGGATTGTTAGTCAACACGCGTTGTTGGTTCTGCTAAACAAATGTTCCAAGATCACAACATGAACCTCGGAAAGCGCATCGAACACCGGCTCAAGGAACTCGGATGGGAGCGCAAGGCGCTCTATGACGCCATCCCTGAGCTGACGCCACAGGCACTGTCCAACCTGATCAAGAGAGACAGCAAGCGGTCAGAATGGGATACCCAGATTGCCCACGCGTTGCACGTATCTGTTCTTTGGCTGGTCTATGGCGACGAAACTCCCTACCGCAACTCCGGGCCTGCGTCGGAACTGCAAGCCAACGAACCCGCCACAGTGCACGAATTTCACTCGCCGCAAACCTCGGCCGTCGTCAAGATCATGGCCAGCCTCAACCCTGAGCGCCAAAACGAGGTACTGGCTTTTGCCGAAGAACGCCAACTGCTACAAGCCGCCAGCAGTCAAAACTCTATTCCGCGCGCCGGCCAGTAATCCCGCACCAGGCGCGCGCAGGCGGGGATACGACGAACGTCATATTGCTTTCAGCATGGTGCGCCAATAGACTGAGCAATTTTCCCCGTTGAGACCATCATGGAACTTGCGTTTTTCTGGTTCGGTTTCGCCTTCGTCTGCGGCGTCATGGCCAGCCGAGCCGGCCGCTCAGGATTTGGATACTTCATCCTCGCCTGCATAATTTCGCCGCTACTGTGTTTTTTGCTTCTCGCCGTACTTGGGAAAGCGCCAGGCGACGGAAGCCCAGAACCCGGCGCCCCAACACCGGAAACCCACGTCAAATGCCCGGACTGCCGGGAATTGGTGTTGAAAGACGCCCGCGTCTGCAAACACTGTCACTGCCGCCTCATCCCCCAAACGGAGACCCACCGATGAAAGCGCTCCTTACTATCCTGGCCGCGCTCGCTTTAAGCGGCTGCGCCAACTATGCCGTACCCCCCATGTCGCGGCATGATCAACTGGCGATGACGACTCGGATTTATCCAGACACCACGCCTGAACAGGTCATTGCTGCTGCAGAAAAAGTTTTGAAGCTGGCAGATGGCGACGACATGCAGGTCGCTCACGGCGAAACAGGATTTGAAGCGCGGCGGCGCTGGCTCGTCTACATCGTCATCGGTGCCGCTGCCGGCGTCGACCACTGGTCATTCCGCGCAACATCAACGCCGGACGGCACCCGTGCCACGGTAGCGGTCAACCAGAGCAGCCAGGGTCTCTCCCCTTCGCCTGTTGTTACCCAAAGTAGCAGCGGCATGGGCGTCGGCACAGGCCCGGCGATCAGTGCGGGAATCATCAGCCCGGCGCTCTATGACTTGTTTTGGCGGCGAGTTGACTTCGTGCTCGAACGACCAGGATCAACCTGGCTAACGTGCCAACAGTGGGCGACGCTCCAAAAAACTCAACGCCTCCCCGGTATCGACGACCCCCTTTGCAATAGCTTCAACATGACCGACAGCGACCCAACAAAGCCGGCATCCGAGCAAGAACCACCAAAACCATCCGCATACCTTTAAGCCCAACCCGCTTCGGCGGGTATTTTTTTGCCCATGAATTCCCCATGTGTTGACTTAATAAAACAACACGTGTTTAATGGCTCCACAAACCAACCGGAGCCACCCATGACCCGCACCGAAACACTCGCCAAAGCCCGCGCCATTGCGCAGGGCACGACGTGCTTCCTGCTGCCGGCCGGGCGCGGCTACCAAATATGTCGGCGCGTCGCCGGCCGTGTCATCACCATCGGCACCCGCGCCGACGCCAGCCAGGCGCTCAGCCTGCTGCGCCGGGTTGCCAGTCACTGAGGAGGCATCATGATCAACCGCGAAACCATCTTGGGCGAAACCTACAACAAGCGCTACGTGCCGATTGAGGATGCCCGTATCGAGGTATTCACCGCCATCCATCATTTCACCGGGGTCAGCAACAACAGCCGACTCGATCTTTGTTCCGAGCTGAAGTTCGAGGTCGAACAAGGCCCAGCCGAGTTTTCGTTGCGGCTGAACCTGACCGCAGACCAGATGGAAGACCTGGCCGATGCCCTGCGCGACGCCGCTGAAAACTACCGCAAGCTGAAAGCGATGCTGGACGCAGACGAGCTGGAGACCAAGGTCGCCGCCAAGGAAGCCATCCAGAAAGCAAAGGACGAGGCATGAAAACCCTCGCCCTCATCATCGCCACGCTTGCCCAGGCGGCCAGCATCGAGCTACGCCTCTACGCGCTCACCATCACCATCAACAGCCGCGAGGAGTGCCTGGCCTGCGTGCGAGACCCGCTGCGCCGCGCCAGCATGCAGGTACTGCAGGACATTGCCCGCGCCGAGGTGCGCCACCTGGAGCGCCAGGGCCGCCAGCTGATCGACCGGCTTGACCTCCACCTGGGCGCTGCATGACCCGCGAAACCATCGACCAGCAACAAGCCGAGATCGCCGACCAAAACGACCGGATGCTCGGCCTCTTCACCGCTATTTGCATCAGCCTGGCCTCCGCCTCCTTTGGCGTTCTGGCATGGCTCAACTACGCGCAATGACTTCTCGCCACGTTCAGAAAACTGATTTTCAACCACGGAGGTAAACATGCAACAACTCCCACTCCCACCGCTCGCCGAAGGCGAAATCTACGTCGGAGCCATCGGCGACACGCAGGGCAATGTGCATCACGTCATCCTGCTACCCGGCGACAACAACGACGCCACCTGGGAAGCCCAGATGGAATGGGCCAAGAGCATCGGCGGCGATCTGCCGACCCGCATCGAGCAGGCCATGCTCTGGGCGAACCACCGCGACCAGTTCAAGGCTGACTGGTACTGGAGCAACGAGACGCACAACTCCGAGTCCGGCTGGGCTTGGTATCAGTACTTCAGCTACGGCCACCAGAGCTACTACCGCAAGGGCAGCGAGCTCCGCGCTCGGGCCGTCCGCAGATTGCCCATTTAATCATTCAGTAATTTCGAGAACGCTATGACCACCATCACGCTTGAATCGATCAAGGCCGAGCACGCCAAGCTGGCCGACCTGATCGCCGCCTTCGAGAAGCAACAGGAGCCGTCGGCGCTGTACTTTCCCGAGGTAACGATCGACCTCGCACCGGGCGAGCACTACGCCGGCCTGATCGTCAGCCAGGACGGCGAGCCGAGTCACCACCTGATCCTGTTGCCCGGACAGGCCGACGACATCACCTGGGACAAGGCCATGGAATGGGCCGGCAAGCAAGGCGGCGAATACATCGCCAGCCTCCCGACCCGCCGCGAACAGGCGCTGCTCTTTGCCAACCTCAAGGGTGAATTCGAGGAACGCGCTTACTGGTCATGCGAAGCGCATGAGTCCGAGTCCGGCTGGGCTTGGTGTCAGTGCTTCTACAGCGGCTTCCAGGGCACCAGCCACCAGTTTCAACGAGCTCCGCGCTCGGGCCGTCCGCAGATTAGTCATTGAGTAATTCAGTCATTTAGTCAGCATGGCCACCCATACCAGCCTCCCCATCTACAAGGTCGCCTACGACCTGATCGACGTCGTTACCGATTTCGCCAAGAACATGCCGCGGCCGTTCCAGCGGCCGATAGGTGGCGAGATCACCAGCGATTGCATCCGGATCACCATCCTGATCTTTCGTGCCAACGTCGCCCAGGACAAGGAACCGCACCTGCTTGCGCTAATCGAGCGCCTGCAGGTGGTAGAGCTGATGATTCGCCTCGCCATGGACAAGCGGCTTATCTCGAAAGCCGCCTATGCCAAGGCCGTCGAACTCACCACCAGCATCGGCAAACAGGCCAACGGGTGGCGCCGCGCCGCACATCGCCCGCATCATGGAGGTCAAGGCCGCCATGACTGAGCGATCTTTCAATCTGGTCGTGCCGCTGGCTCACAAGGCCACCGCCATGCGCACCACGGATACCGCAGGCAGCAGCCTGGTCCGGTCTGGCGCAGTTACCCCGCTGAAACCTCGGCCGGGCGACGTAGAAAGCACGATTGGTCCGAGTCCGGCTGGGCTTGGTATCAGAACTTCAACAACGGCAACCAGAACAACAACCACAAGAACAACGAGCTCCGCGCTCGGGCCGTCCGCAGATTGGAATGCACCCGCTGACCTTACCTTCCCGGAGCTTGTCCAGGCCTACTTCGACTGCCGGCGCACCAAGCGCAACAGCGCCAGCGCGATGGCCTTCGAAGAGCGCCTCGAGCACAACCTCCGGGAACTCTTCGACGAGCTGCAGGACCGCTCCTACACGCCCGGCCGCAGCATCTGCTTTGCCATCACCCGACCGAAGCCACGCGAGGTCTGGGCAGCCACCTTCCGCGACCGCATCGTGCACCACGTCCTGCACAACCGCATTGCCCCGCGCTTCTACGCCCGCTTCATCGCCGACAGTTGCGCCTGCATTCCGGGGCGCGGCACGCTGTACGCTGCCGAGCGCCTGGAATCGAAGGTCCGCAGCATCACCCAGAACTGGAGCCGGCCGGCGCACTACCTCAAGTGCGACCTGGCCAACTTCTTCGTCAGCATCGACAAGCGCATCGTCCGCGAGCTGCTCGCCCGCCAGATCCATGAACCCTTCTGGCTGGCGCTGGCCGAGACCATCCTGTTTCACGATCCGCGCCAGGACTTCGACCTGCGCGGCGACCCGGCAGCGATGCAGCGCGTGCCGCAGCACAAGCGCCTGACCAGCCACCCGGCGCACCTCGGCTTGCCCATCGGCAACCTGAGCAGCCAGTTCTTCGCCAACGTCTATCTCGACGTGCTCGACCAGTACGCCAAGCACGTCCTGCGCGCCCGTCACTACATCCGCTACGTCGACGACTTCGTGCTGCTGCACGAGTCGGCTCAGTGGCTCAACGAAGCGCGGGTGAGCATCGAGCAGCTGCTAGCTGAGAAGCTGGCCGCACGGCTCAACCCGAGCAAGACCATTCTGCAACCGGTGGCGCGCGGCATCGATTTCGTTGGCCAGGTCATCAAGCCATGGCGCAGAAACCTGCGCCGGCGCACCTACAACGATGCCATCAGCCGCCTGCGTACCGTGCCGGCTGAAGACCTGTTCGAAACCGGCAACAGCTACTTCGGCCTGCTGCGCCAGACCACCCATGGCCACCACGACCGCGCCCGCCTGGCCAATGTCCTGCGCAAGCGCGGCCACAGCATCAAAGCCGACCTCACCAAGACCTACCGGAGATCCACATGAGCACCACCCAACCCCTCTGCATCTATCACCACGCCTGCACCGACGGCTTCGCTGCCGCCTGGGCCGTGCGCTACTTCTACCTGGGCAAGGTTGACATGCACCCCGGCATCTACGGCGAAGACCCGCCGGACGTCACCGACCGTGAGGTCATCATCGTCGACTTCTCCTACAAGCGCCCGGTCATGCTGCGGCTGATCGAGCAGGCCCGCCGCGTGCTGGTCATCGATCACCACAAGACCGCAGCGGACGATCTCAAGGACTTGCCGGCCAAGGCCATCACCGTCTTCGACATGGAGCAGTCCGGCGCCATGCTCACCTGGCAGTCCTTCTTCACCGGCGAATCGCCTCCCCTGCTCTTTGATCACATCCAGGACCGAGACCTGTGGCGCTTCAAACTGCCGATGACGCGCGAGATCATCGCCGCCGTCTTTTCCTACCCGATGGACTTTGCCACCTGGGACCAACTGATGCAGCGCCCGCTGCTCGATCTGGAGCGCGAAGGCCGTACCCTGCTGCGCAAGCATGCGGCCGATGTAGCAGCACTGATGGACCACGCCACCCGCTGGGTGCACTTCGGCTCAGTGCCGGTACCCGTCGCCAATGTGCCGTGGATGTACGCCAGCGATGTCGGCGGCGAGCTGGCCAAGGGCAACCCCTTTGCCGGCACCTACTACGACGACGAAGACGGCCGGCGCTTCTCGCTGCGCTCGGCCCCCGACGGCGCCGACGTCGCCCTCATCGCCGAGGCCTTCGGCGGTGGTGGACACAAACACGCCGCCGGGTTCCGCGTAACGCGCGAAGAGGCAGCGGCGTTTGATCAGCATGACGGCTTTCAGTGGCTGACGATCCCGGCCGGGAGCGCCGCATGAACACCGTCGCCATCACCCTCGGGCTGTGCCAGCCGCCGGCCATGCAAGGCCAGACGCGCATTTACATCGATGGCAAGCAGAAGACCGAAAACCGCTGGACGGTGAATGGCGATGGCCTGACCAAAGGCCAGCGCGTGCGCAAGCGCATCCTTGACCTGATCGACGAATGGGGCGAGATCGACACCTATTTTTTGCTCGCCGACGACGAAATCAACATGTGCCGCCGCGCCTTGCAGATGCATCTGGTTGTCCTCATGGCCGCCGGACAGATCGTTCGTCACGCACCGGCCCGCAATGGCCTTCCGGTGCGCTTTACCCGGGGCGACGCATGAGCTGGCTACTGACCTACACCGGCAAGCACTTCGACCTCATTGACCCGCAGCCGGACATGATCGACGTCGTCGACATCGTCAAAGGGCTTTCCCGCGAGGCGCGCTTTGCCGGCCAGACGCGCTACTTCTACAGCGTGGCGCAGCACAGCGTACTGGCCAGCCAGATCGTCGATGCCGAATTCGCCATGGAAGCACTGATGCACGACGCCAGCGAGGCCTACATCAAGGACATTCCCCGGCCGCTCAAGCAGCTGCTACCGGATTACCGGATGATCGAAGCCCGGGTGCAAGGCGCTATCTGCGACCGTTTCGGCCTGCCGGCGCTGCAGAGCGCCGCAGTCGGCGAGGCCGATCGCATCATGCTCGCCACCGAGCGCCGCGACCTGATGCCCGACGACGCCACCGACTGGCCCGTGCTGCACGGCGTGCGCCCCATGGAAAAGCGCCTTAGCGCCGTCAACTACAACCACGCCGAAAGCCTGTTCATGCAGCGATTTCTGGAGGTGTTGCAGTCATGAGCCGGCACACCTGGAGCACCGCGCAAACCGAGGTGCTGATCGAAACCTATCCGCACATCCCTACCGCCTGGCTGGCGGCGGTCTTTGGCCTGAGCATCAACCAGGTCCACACCAAAGCCGGCCAGCTCGGCCTGCACAAAAGCGCGATTTACCTGGCCAGCGAATTTGCCGGCCGACTCATCGGCAGCCGAAAGAAGGGCGAGAGCACGCGATTCCAGCCCGGTCAGCAGCCCTGGAACAAGGGTACGCACTATCAGGCCGGCGGGCGCTCTGCCGAGACCCGGTTCAAGCCCGGCCACCGCAGCGGGCGCGCTGCAGAGAACTTCAAGCCGCTCGGCTTCGAGCGACTGAGCAAGGAAGGCTACCTGGAGCGCAAGATCAACGAAGACATGCCATTCAAGCGCCGCTGGCGCTTTGTGCACCTGATCCTCTGGGAATCCGTGCATGGCCCCGTACCACCCGGGCACGCCGTCGCCTTCCGCGATGGCAACAAGCAGCACATCGCCCTGGACAACCTCGAACTCATCACCCGCGCCGAGCTGATGCGGCGCAACACCTGCCACAACTACCCCAAAGAGATAGCCCGCGTGATCCAGCTGCGCGGCGCCATCACCCGCCAGATCAACAAACGCCAGAGGAGCGCCGCATGAACAACGACGTCAACCAGCTTTACAGCGTACTTTTCGACACGCTCAAGGACTTGCGCGACCCCGCCAAGAAGATCGACACCAGCCGCGTCAAACTCATCAACGACACCGCCAAGAACATCATCGACACCGCCAAGACCGAAGTCGACTGCATGCGGGTTACCGGCAGCAACCGCACCGGCAGCGGCTTTTTGCCGATCGCCAGCAACCGCCAGCTCGTCCGGCACGACACGCCGGAAGCCAAAGGCGAGCCGGCCATGGTACCGGCCCCGCCTGACCAGATGAGCGCAGGCAAGATGCTCAGCGCCTACGTCACCCGCCACGAGATCAAATAACAGGAGCCGCCCATGCTCACCATCAGCCACCCGCCGATCAACGGCACCATCGCCGCCATCGGCCATGCCGGACTCAGCGCCACGGCCACCGACGGCACCCCGGCCCGCCTGGCCATCGTCGACCACGCCGGCCACATCCTGGACGACAGCCCAGGCGTCGCCGCCGCCGCCTGGAATGCCACCATCGAATGCCACCGAAACTTCCTGATCGGCAAGGGTCATTTGCGGGTACTGGCCGGGCCAGGCGCGTGCGGCTCGGCGAAGGAGGCGGCATGACCTTTGCCGGCAGGCGCGCTGACATGCAGTTGAACCTGGACATTCACGGCGAGCTGATCATCGACAACTTTGCCGGCGGCGGTGGGGCCTCGACCGGCATCGAGCTGGCGCTTGGCCGGCGCGTCGACGTTGCGATCAACCACGACCCGGAGGCCGTTGCCATGCACACGGCCAACCACCCGGAGACCCGGCACTACTGCGAAAGCGTGTGGAACATCGACCCGCGCGAAGTGACCCAGGGCCGGCCGGTTGGGCTGGTCTGGCTGTCGCCGGACTGCAAGCACTTCAGCAAGGCGAAGGGTGGCAAGCCGGTCGAGAAGAAGATTCGCGGGCTGGCATGGGTTGCGCTGCGCTGGGCCGATGTCGCCCGGCCGCGCGTGATCATGCTCGAGAACGTGGAAGAGTTCCGCACCTGGGGGCCGCTGGTCATTGACGGCGACGGCAAGGCCCGGCCATGCCCGAAGAACAAGGGGCGCGAGTTCAATGCCTTCTGCAATGCGCTGCGCCGCCATGGCTACCACGTAGAGCACCGCGAGCTGCGCGCCTGCGACTACGGCACGCCGACGATCCGCAAGCGCCTGTTTCTGATCGCGCGCCGCGATGGCCAGCCGATTGTCTGGCCGGAAGCCACCCACGGCGGCCCGCGCAACATCGCCACCCGGGCGAAGAAGCTGAAGCCATGGCGGACGGCGGCGGAGTGCATTGATTTCAGCCTGCCCTGCCCGTCCATTTTCGAGCGCACCCGGCCACTGGCTGACGCGACACTGAGCCGCATCGCCAAGGGCGTGATGCGGTATGTAGTGGAGGCGGCGGAGCCGTTCATCGTCGGCCTAGCCCACGGCGAGCACAAAGAACGAGCCGGAAGCCGGTCGCACAGCATCAGCGAGCCGGTCAGGACCGTTCATGCCGGCGGCGGAAACTATGCGCTAGTGGCTCCTGCCCTGACCGAGCACGCCAACGCCTCTTCGCCCCGCAGCATGCCAGCCGATGAACCGCTGCGCACCATCTGCGCACAGACCAAGGGTGGACATCATGCCCTGGTCTCCGCTTTTCTTGCCAAGCACTACGGCGGTGTGGTCGGCACCGGTCTTGATACGCCGATATCGACCGTTACCAGCATCGACCATCACAGCCTGGTGACGGTCAGCACCGACGGCCCCCATGCCGAGGATGTCCGCGCCTTTTTGATCAAGTATTACGGCAACGAGCAGGACGGCGTCGAGGTATCAGAGCCGATGCACACCGTCACCGCCCGCGAACGCTTTGGCCTCGTCACCGTGGCCGGCACCGAGTACCAGATCGCCGACATCGGCATGCGGATGCTGGCGCCCCGCGAGCTTTACAAGGCGCAGGGATTCCCCGACGACTACATCATCGAGCACGGCATCGACGCCACCGGCAAGCGCATCCCGCTGACCAAGACCGCCCAGGTACGCATGTGCGGCAACAGCGTTTGCCCACCGCTGGCCGCAGCCCTTGTCGCCGCCAACCTTCCCGAAATGACTATTAACCGGAGAGCCGCATGACCACCCAGCTCGCGCTATTCGAAGCGCCACCCAGAAAGACCTATGGCGAAACGCACCGCGAACGGATGCACGCCCTGGCACGGTCGCCAGAGGTGATCGGCAAGATGCTGCAGGTCTTTGAAGCCAATCGCGGCGAGTTCATCTCGTTCCACCAAAAATGCTACGACATCTGGCAGGAATACGACCTCGGCAGCTACATCAATGACGCCCTGCGCCACATCCGGGACGAACTGAAGCTGCTGGAAGTGAAGCGGATCTACAACGGCGCCGAATCGCCTTGCTCAGCCCCAAAAAAAGCCAAAGGCAAGGGCAAGCAGACGGCGCTTGAAAAGCCCTACATGGGCTATTACGAACTTTATCGACTGAAAGAGGCGGCATGACATTCAGCGTACCGAACAAATTCAGGATCAGAACTGGCCGCATGGCGTCAGACGATAGCATCGGCAATGCAGGCGGTGGCTACTCAGTGACGCCCAACGCTGAGCTAAAGGGCGGTGCGTCAGCACCGTCCGCTTTGAGCGCCGTGTTAGGCGCGGGAGGTTGAACATGGGAATTACTGGCGGATTTGGAACCACGATTGACCTAGAGCGCGGAACATCTCGGAAATGGGTGATCGGGCGCGACGGTGTGAAACGCTGGGCGGACAACGGCGAGCAGGTTGAGAAGAAGCAGCCAACATTGCCGCCTGACGTTGCGCGATGCGCAGGTGTTGGCGACGAAGACGAAGGATGGCGCGAAGGCTGCGACGACTGCTTGCGGCGAACAGCAGAGTTGCCGAAAGGATTTGCGTCTTGGATTGAGCCACCGGCAATCATTGCATTTGAGTGCGAGTTCAGGATTGAGCCGCCTAACTAGTAGTAGACGACAAAACTGTCGCCTAATCCTGGAAGTGTCCGCTAATCCGGGAAAGACGGCAGCCGAAACCACAGCGCCGCAGGCCGGCGCGCAAGACCGATAGATATTTACACCGGACAAACCGGACACAAAGCCCGCCTAGCGCGGGCTTTTCGCTTTTACAATGCCACCATGCCCTTTACCATGATCATCGTCATCGGATGGCTGTACGTCACCATCCTGGTCGCCGGCATCTTCTCTTTCCTCTTCTACGGCGCCCTGCCATGCGGCCTGATCATCTACTTCTCAGGCTCGAAAATTCGTCGTGAACGGCGGAAATACAAGGAAATGATGGCCGAAAGGCATCAGCGCGATCAGGCTGAATAGATGTTTATTTAGCACTGCGTATATCTGGCTAATCGCACAGCTAAATATACAGCGCCAGCAAAAGGCTCTAGACTGCGCGCCATGTCACAGGTCTACAGCTACATTCGGTTTTCCAGCATCAAGCAGCGCGCCGGCACGAGCATAGAGCGCCAGCTCGATTATGCCAAGCGCTGGGCCGTCGAGCACGGCATGGCGCTTGATGAATCACTGACCATGCGCGATGAAGGGCTGAGCGCTTTTCATGGCCGGCATGTCAAGCAGGGGGCGCTCGGGGTGTTTCTTGACGCGGTGCAGGCCGGGCGCATTCCGCCGGGGTCGGTGCTGATTGTTGAGGGGCTTGATCGCCTTTCGCGCGCCGAGCCGATCCTTGCCCAGGCGCAACTGGCGCAGATCATCAACGCCGACATCACGGTGGTGACGGCGGCTGACGGCAAGCAGTACCACCGGGAGAGCCTCAAGGCCAATCCGATGGATCTGGTGTATTCGCTGCTGGTGATGATCCGCGCCCACGAGGAATCAGAGACCAAGAGCCAGCGGGCGAAGGCGGCGCTGCGCAAGCATTGCGAGACATGGCTGGCGACCGGCCAGCGGCGCGGTGGGCGACATGGCAAGCTGCCGCAGTGGCTGGCGTTTGTGGATGGGGAATGGGTGTTGCGCGAGGATCGGGCGGCAGCGATTCGCCTGGCACTCGATATGTTCCGGCGCGGCCATGGCCATGTGCGCATTGCCGACACGCTGGCTGAGCGGCGGATGCAGATGACCGATGGCAATCCGAACTCGAACCAGATTTACCGTCTGATCCGTAACCCGGCGCTGGCAGGCACGCGGGTGGTGGTTATCGATGGCGAACGGTTCGCCCTGCCGGGTTACTACCCGGCCATCGTCACGACGGATGAGTTTGACCGGCTGCAGGCGATGATGGCGCAGCGGGCGCCGACCGGTGGCGCTTCCATCCGCCGGATACCGGGCATCATCACCGGCATTGGCGTGGCCTTTTGCGGCTATTGTGTCGGGCCGATGGTGGCGATGAACCTCAGCAGCCGGGCGCGGGGTGATGGCACCTTGTCGGATGGAAACCGGCGGATCAACTGCGCCTGCAAGGCAACGAAGCGCCCCTGCCCGCACCCGGCCAGCTGCCAGGCTGGGCTGATCGAGCGGGCGATCATGACTTACTGCGCCGACCAGATGAACCTATCCGCCCTGCTTGAGGGCGGTGACCGGCTGGCGCCCATGCGCGCCCGGCTGGCGGTGGCCCGTGGCGTTGTCGCCGAGCTTGAACAAAAGCTGGAGCGGGTTACTGAGGCACTACTGGCGGCCGATGACGGCGCCACGCCACTGGTTTTTGTGCGCAAGGCGCGGGAACTGGAGGGGGAACTGGGGAGGGCCAGGAGCGAAGCCAAGGCCGCCGAGCGGGATCTGTCGGCAGCCAGCCAGGCGGGCACGCCGGCCAAGGCGGAGGCCTGGCGGGCGCTGGTCAATGGCGTAGCCAGCCTTGACGAAGAGGCGCGGATGATGGCGCGGAAGCTGGTGCGCGACACGTTCGAGCGCATCGCCATTTACGGCAAGGGGTTTTTGCCCGACGAGGATGGCCAGACTATCGGCCTGATCCTGGTCGGCAAGGGCGGCGGCAGCCGTATCCTGACGATTGACCGCAAAACCGGCGACCGGCGGGCCGCCGATGACTTCGGCGGCTAGGAGGCAGTTCAAAACCCCCTCGGAATATTTACTTTTATACGCATAAACCACTTGCAATTAAGTTTTGTACGCATATAATAGAACTCATGGAAGGCAACAACGCCAACCAGCCGCACCTCGGGGAATCAGGGGTAGGAGAAACAAAATGACCATCCGCCGCAACGATAACGAACTTGATCTGCACTTTGGCGGTCGTGCCGCATATCTGGCCGACATCAAGGCGCGCATCGAAACACTGACCGCTGAAATCGAAAGCGGAAACATCGAACAAGCCGAAGGCGCTTTTGCTGATGTGTTTGGCGCCCGCACCGCTGAAGATGCAAAACGCGAACTGGCCGATTATATCGCCGCCTACGAACTCAACAAGTAAAAGGACAGCGGCCATGACACACGAAAATCGTGGCCGCCTTACCGTCAATACAGGCGGTAATTGGCGGCTCTACACAAACACACTCCCTGCCAACTCAACCGCGCTCGGCACGGTAACCAGGGACGAAACCGATACCGGCGCATTGGTGCGCATTGAGGCAACAGGCACTTATGTCCAGGTCAATGCGTCCGTGATTCGGCCTCTGGACGGCCGAAAGGTTGCGGCAGCACTGGGCACCGCTGGCCGCCCGTCCGAGATGTCTGGTGGAAAGAAAGTCAACACCTACCTCGACGCCGAAAGCATCGCTATCGCCACGCGCCTAGGCAACGGAAACGTCAGCGAAGGCATCCGCAAGGCACTCAGGATCGCGGACCAAACACCAGCTTGAGCCAGAGCCGCTGCCAGGCCACAGCACAAGCAAGCCCATGCTGCCACAGCAACAATGCCGGCGGGTGGGCGGCTTTCCATTGGGCCAGGTTGATCACTTTGGCATCGGGCATGGTTTGCTCCCCCAGTAAATGTCGGCCAGCGCCTGCTCTTTCGTCGCCCAGCGGCGGACGCTGATGACGCGAAAATGCCAGACGCGGTAGCTGCCGGCGAACAGCAGCACCTTGTTGCGGCGGGTCCATAGTTCGCGCTTTGGCGGAATGTACTCAATGGCGCGCATATGGCGCCAGCCGTCGCGCTCGGCGGCGCCGAAGTGCGGGATCATGCCGCCAAAGCTGTGCGAGCGGCGCACCCAGGCGTATTGTCGGAAGTGACCGGCGGCCCAGATCCACATCGCAGCCAGCCAGCAGTTGGACATGAGCCGCACTACTCACCCCGGCCAGGCATCGCGGCATTGTTCGGCGTCGGCAGCGTGGCCATCAGCCGCTGCTGCCAGCGCTCGATATTCGCCGCTGCACTCTGCGAGTAGGTCTGCGGCGGTGGCGGCTGCAGCGCGGGCGGTTTCGGCGGTAGCTGCGGACAGGCGGCGGCGGTAATCGGCGGCGGTGTGGCGCAGCCGCTGGTCAGCAGCAATAGCATCAGCACGGGCGGCAGCCAGCCGCTGGTCGGTTTCGGCGCGTTCATTGGCAGCCCTTTCCCATTGTAAAAACCATCCTTGTTCTCGCACGCGGGCGGCTTCCGTGGCCTTGGCCAGCCGGCGGTCGTATTCAGCGACGGCGCGCTGATAGCCAATGGCCTGCTGCGCGGCGTTGTGGGCGCTCCACCACCACAGAACCAGCAGCACGGCGACGACAACGCCGGCAGCCTTGATCAGGCCAAGATACGGATCGAGCCGGCTCAGCATCTCAGACCTCGTTCCGAGAGACCGGGCCAAGCGCGGACATCATGGCCAGGTCGCGCTCATCCGGCACCGGCACACCGGCCGGCCAGACATAGGCCAGCACCCGCGACAATTCAAACGGCGCGATGCTGACCTTGTCTCCCTGGTTACCGCCCAACACCATCAGCAGGCCGGCCTTGGTACGGCCGACCACAAACCCGACATGCCCCCCGCCCTGGCGGGCGAAGACCACAATGCAGCCCGGCACCGGCTGCGCCAGGCGCACACCCCAGTCGGCCCATGCCTTGGCGCGCATCCACAGACGCGGCAAGGGCAGCCCCGCCTGGTCAATGCAGGCGGCGACAAACACACCGCACCAGGGCGTCTCATCGTCCGCCCACCAGGCCTTCAGGCGCCGCAGCCAGGTGGTGATCGTCGGGTGCGTGGGCGGCCCCGGCACTTCTGCCATGCCGATGTGGTGATAGGCTTCCAGCAGCCAGGTCGGGCGGGTGGTCACTGGATGTCCTCCGGCAGCTTGTCCCGGCGGTGATGCCGGCAGCGGGTGGAGTCCCAAGCGCCGAAGGCGGCGATGGCGATGCAAAGCAGCACAAACAGCACGGTATCCATCAGCCGGCCCTCCCCTGAATGATGCGCTGAAACATTCGCTCCAGGCCGCTGGTGCCGAGACTGGCCAGCGCGGCGGCGACCCCCATCTGGCCGATGAGCGACAGCTCCGGCACCCAGACGAGCACCGCACCGGCGCCCATTGCGATGCCGCCGGTAGAGAGCGCCCGGCCGATGACGATGCGCCAGGTCAGCACCTCGCCGCTGGCCAGCAACTGGCCGATGCCGATGGTCAGGCCGATGACGCCGAACAGCAGCGCGTGGGCAATCTGCTCGTACCACTGGACAACGCGTTCAGGCATGGCGCACCTCCGGCGGCATGTCGCGGCGGATTTCCTCGTTGATATAGGCCTGCTGGCAGTGGTGCGGCTCCCAGAAAAACAGCCGATCCACCCAGCGCCACAGCCGCGGATTGATCGCCCGCGTGCGCCAGCACTTGGCGGAAAACGACTCGTCTGCCCAAGTGCCGCCGGGAATCCAGAAAAGTAACCAGACGTGCAGGAACTGGTTCAGCGCAATGATCTGCTGTCTCATGGTTTGAACTCCGGGAGTGACGCAATGAAATCGGCCAGCGACGGCAGCGCCGCCTGGCCGGCCAGCACTTGCTGCAGCAACGTGAATGCCTGGATGTTGCAGGCATCCATCCACTGAGCGAAGGCAATGCCCTCGGCCTGCCACGGGCCGGGGTAAGCGGCACGTAGGGCGAAGGTGAAGCGGGTGTCGTAGCGGTACTGTTTCGCAACCGCGTCGAGGTGCGCGTCGAGGGCCGACTCGTATTTGACTATATGGCGGGAGAGCATTACCACTCCACAAGGACAAGGCCAGACGAGCCAGCCGAACCAGCAGTTGTGCCAGCAGTTGCGCCACTTCTGACCGCGCCATTACCACCTGATCCATATGGGTGATCAGTTGATATGGCACCAACACCAGCAATCGGTATTGATACATCTCCGGCTGTGCCGGCGCGGCCATTTAATACGAAAAACCCGCCAGAGCCTGACCCTGTTCCGCCAGCCCCACCTGCCCCCGATGCGTTATTACCAGAAGACCCGCCGTTACCGCCAGCATTAGCCGTTGCGTGCGCACCAAAAGACGACGCAGCACCAGCCGCCCCAACCGTTACAGCAATTGATGCGCCTGGCGTCAGTCCGGTGACTGATGCAACGATCTTCCCGCCTGAGCCACCGCCGCCAGCGGCAGAAGATCCTAAAGCTAATGTCGTTGCATTACCACCGCTCCCGCCGCCACCTATGGCTGTAACCTTTACGCAGGTAACTCCGGGCGGGACGGTAAAGGTATGCGAACCGGCCGTTTTGAACACTTGCATTCCGCCACCGCCGCTACCGCTGACCGTAGAAAACGAGGTTCCGTTGCAGTAGATAAGGGTCAGGCCGCCACCGACCCCGATAACCTTGGTCAGTTGCCCGTCGATCTGCTCGGAAATGTTGGGGTCAATCGTGATCGTCCCGCTGCCGGCGTTGAGCACGCCAAACACAAACCCATCCCCCAGTGTCGCCGCCGCCTGCACGGTCAGTGTAAAAGTGCCATTGCACGAGATCACCTTGCCCCGATCAGCAGCGACCACGGTATAAGCGCCGGTCTTTGCGACTGAGCCATTAAGAGCCGCGCCCAACAGAGCCAGCGCCGCACCCTTGTTGGCCGAGTCCGTGCCGAGCAGATCGGCGATGTAGGCCCGCAGGTTGGTCAGCAGATTTTTGACATCCCCCTCAGTGGCGGTTGAGGCTACGGCTGCGGTCGTGGTTAAAAGCGTTGTCATATCAATATCTCCACATCAGGTTCGAATCGTCGGTCCACATCAGCGTCGTGTCATCTGCTGCCCACATGTAATCTGCGCCAAGCGCATAGTTAAACTGCACCCACGCGCCACGGATCGAGCCGACGGCCGCGACGCGGATGATGGTTTGCGAGCCATACAGCGCCTGACCGGTGTAGTTGGCGGCGCGGGTTTCGCCGGTGCGGGTCCATGACAGGCCGTCGGCGCTTTGCTCAATCAGGTAGTACTCGGCGCCGGGCGCGGGCTGCCAGGAGAGCAGCATCTGTGCCGGGTCGTTTGGCGATGAGCGGGCATCCAGACCAAGGATCACGGGCGCGGCGGGCGTGGCCGGCAGTTGCGAGGCATTGACCGGCGGCGAGAGAATGCCTTCATCGGCTGTGTGAACAGAGGGGTCTTCATTGACGCAGATCAACTCGACCTTGGTCTCGTCCTTGGGCCGGACCGAGATCACCCGCGCCAACTGGCGCCAGGTCTCGCCCCAGCCGAAAACCACATGCGTGCGCTCTTCGTCCTGGCCGGTGTAGGGCGTTAAATCCGGCAGCAGATCAAAGACCACCGAGTAGGCATCGACACCGGGCGTCACCCGCCACGGGCCGGAAAGTGAGCCGTCACGACGGCGCAGGCCTAGATAGTGGTCGCCAGCCTCCCAGGTCAGCGGCTCGGAGAGCGTGGCCGCCAGCGTGGCCTCGTCCCAGGTCACAGTCTCGGCGTGCTGGCCCCACTGGGGCAGATCGTGGTTGATCGCCACCAGGTCGCCGTAGCTCGGGATGAAGCCTTCCATCTCCGTCGTCAGCTTGATCAGCGTGCGCCGGTAGCGGTTGGCGGCGGCCATGTAGGTGCCTTCGCGGTAGGCCTGTTCCCGGCTGGTGACGCCGAACAACTCCACCTTCGCCGGCTTCTCGGCGAGCGATCCGGGCAGCTTGCACAGCAGCGTGCGCGGCTTCCAGGTTGAGGAATCGAAGTAGGTCACTTCCACCGCGTCGGCCGTCTCGGCGGTCGGCGTGATGAACTCAAGCGAGAACGAGCCGCGGACGATGTTGCGCATGGAGAACAGCGCAGCGGGCAGCGCCACAGGCGCGTCGCGGCGGAAATTCACAATGCCACCCTGCATGTAAGGCTTGCAGCGGCCGGCGCGGGCGATCTGGCTCAAGCCATCCCAGAATGTGCCAGTCGAATCGAAGCGGCCATCGATGTAGTCACCCCGCGCCGACCACTCGGCATCCAGCGCCACCAGGCCGTCAAGGTCGATGCGCGAATCCGGCAGGCCGACCATCTGGCAGGCATCGGCCAGCGCCCAGGCAATGGAGCGCGTGGCCACCGGCCCGGCCCAGGCGGCACCGGTCCAGTAGTACAGCTTGCGCGTGGCGATGACGTTGATCTTTCGGCTGGCCTGCGATGAAAGGTTGTTGGTCGCCCGAATCCTGACCGCGAGCAAGGTCACTTCGCCGAAGTCAGCCGAATCGACAAGGTAGGCCCGCAGGCCTGCCCATACGATTTCATGGCCGGCGCGGTTGGAGGTGTCTTTGGCGTTGGTCCGCTCGACCTGTACCTCGTAGCGGCCGGCGGACACGGTGTAGCTGTAGGAGCGTCGGATGGGCGTGATGGTGGCCGCTGACATGCTTTCGTTACCCAGCACCACCCAGCCGCCAAGCGCTGCACCTTCGTCATCGATGGACCGCGCCCGCACGGTGAAGGTGATGGTCTTGGAGAGCAGAGCCCCTTCGTCGGTGGCAAAGTAAAGGCCACGCGGGCAGACCACATCCACCGCCAGGCGCGTCGCCGTTGTGCCGGCGGCGTTGGCCGTGAAGCCGCCGATGGGCGTGGCGTAGAGCATTTCCTGACCGGACACCTCATCCGACGAGACAACGGCTGCCGGGAACAGGTCAAGTGACTCCCCCGGCCTGACGATCTCCGTCTGCACCTCTTCGAAGTTGCCGATCGGCGTGTCCTCGATGCGGATCGCCTCGATCTCGTATTCACCCTGGCCAATGCAGAACAACTGGTAAAGGTACTGCTCGTTGCCGGCGTACTCGACATAGGGCGCGGCGGCGAAATCCGGGAAGCAGATGTGGCGGCCGTATTGAACCGGGATGGCAGCGCCGAGCCGGGCCTGGTTGCCCTGGGCGGCGATGTTGTAGGTGGGTGATTGCGCCTTTCCGTCTGCCGTGTTGCCCGAGGCTTTTGGCGGGCCGAACATGGCGTTGACCAGGGCGCTGCCGACGATGCCGACAGCAGCCGACGCCACCTGTCCGGCAACAGCGCCGCCCCACTCGGCCCCCCCTACGTACACCCCGGTGTAGAAGGCCACCACCATCACCACGATCATGGCCAGGATCTGGCCAATGTCCGAATCATCCCCGCCCTGCGGCAGCATCACCACGGCCAGCTGGTCGCCGTGGGCTACGGGCTGGTCCCAGTCGGCCCGCAGCACAGCCTCGCCGTTGCGGATGATGATGAAGGGCTGCGAGGTGACCGGGGCCAGCGCCCGGATCGGCGCCGGGCCGCTCAGCTCGCGCAACTCCCGATGACGCATCGGGTGGAACGGATCGCGGACGGTAATGCAGTGGGCGTTAAACATGGCGGTAGTACTCCAGATGCCCCCAGCCGCCGATCTTCAGGCTTTTGACGGATTGAAAGACTACGCCGGAGCCGCCGACGCAGTGCAGCACGCCACCGCCGTCGGCATCCACCCACAGCCCGACATGGGTCGGGTGCCGGGCATGGGCCAGCAGCACGGCGTCGCCCTCCTGCGGGCTGTCGGTCGGCGCCCAGTTGGCCCGCTCTTCGTGCAGATTGAGCAGGGCTTCACACGCTCCCCGGCGGTAGGTCTCCATCGGGATCGCCGGAATGTCGCGGCCAAACCGCTCGCGTTGCACCTTGCGGAAGAACTGCCAGCAGTCGTGCTCATGCCGTATCCACGGCTGGCCGATGTAATCAAATGCCCAGTGCGTCATACGACCAGCCCCGGGAAGCGATCCGCCGTGTACTCACGGTTGGGAAAGCGCTTGTTGGAAAGATCGCCAAAGCTCGCGGTCGCCGTGACCTTGAACACATCCGCCTTGATGGAGGACAGCACCATGGCCAGCGGCGGATCGTTCTGCGGGCCGGTCAGGTCGCTGGCCAGGTACTCCCGATAGACCAGCGTGATCATCTCGGTGGACTGCATGGCGAGCTGCACGTGGGCGAGGATGTCGCGGCTGACGTTGTCGATTTCCAGCGTCAGCTGCGGCACGCCGTTGGGCGAGACTTCCGGCTTGACCAGGCGGAAGGCGAAGCGGACGAAGGTGACCGGCGAGCCGTCTTCCAGATTGGCGGTCAGATCCGTGAAGTCGTTGACCACGTAGATCGGCGACGGGAAGCCGGGGTGATCCAGCTCCAGCGTGCGGTACACCGGCACCGTGACGGCCGATGCGTAGGCCTCTTTCAGCGCCTGGGAGAGCGTGCTGTCCGGCATCAGCGCACCTCAAGCTCGGCGGTGATTTGCCAGTGCAGGTCTTGGCGGTTGGCCTTCCAGGCGCCTTTGAAGCGAGCTTCCTGCAGGCTGGGTGCGCCGTCGCCGACATCCAGCTCGATGTCGAACCAGGCGGCGCCGCCGTCGGCGTCCGACTCGAACCAGGTGCGGAAGGCGGCCATTTCCGCGGCGGTGAAGAGGATGGACACATTGAGAAAGTCATTGCGCGCATGGGTGCGACGGCGCACGCGGGCAGGCCCGGCTTCCATGTCCGTGCGGATGGTCTGATCGACCGGCGAGAGCATGTAGCCCTCGACCAGCGGCGCCGGGAGGGCGGTTGGGTAAGCAGCCATCAGTAAGCTCCTGCAGATCGTGACAGGCCGTAGGTGCCTTCCAACACCGCCGGCAGGGGGCCGCTGCCGCGACCGATGTCGCCGGCCAGGCTGGCCTTGGTGCGCTCGACGATCACGTCGATAATCGAGCCGCCCTGCCCGTCCGAGCGGCGCTCGGTGCGGGCCTGGTTGTCGCCGTTGTTGATGACGTTGACGGTGACGTTGGCGCCGCCGACACCTTCTGCCGATACCCCAAGCTTTCCATCAGCGCCGCGCTTGAGCGGGAAAATGCCTTCCGGACCAGCCTCGCCCATGACGTTTCCGCCGTTGGCAAAAAAGGTTGGCTGCGTGACGACAGTACCGGAATAGGCAGCCAGGGAAGGCATGTCATAAACATTGCCCTTGGCGTTTGCCGTCGTGCCAAACAAACCGGAAAGCATTGACCCCCAATTAACGCTGCTGACCGCTTTGGCCAATGGCTCCGTAACGGCTTTTCTGGCCAGCAGGCGGAGGATGTCCTGCTCCAGTCCTTTGAGTACGTCGGAGAATTTACCCCCTCCGACCACCGCATCTTCAAACGCCGAGGAAAAGGTAAGCCCAAGCTCCTCGACAATGCTTTTCTGCTTCTCAATTTCCGTCGTGGTTTTCGATACGGCTTCGCCCATCTTTTCCTGCACACGGAATTGCGCCTCCAGGCCTTCGGCGCTGGTCAGCTTCCCGGCATCAACTAGCTTTTGTATTTCCTCAAGCTGGCGAACGTATTGCGCGGTCGGGTCGATTAGGTCTTTCCAGTAGCGGGCTTCTTTCGTCAGTGCCTCGTCAAGCTTTTCGCGCTTCTCTAGCTCTTCGTTGGCTTCCTTCGTCAGCCTGACGACTTCATCCCAATACGAGATTTCGCCAGACTTCTTGCCAGACGATGCGCCGCCTGACTTGCTGCGCACAATATCCGTCAGGTTGGTGCTTTCCGATAGCCCACGCCCTTCGTTGCCGTAGTTGTCGCCGGAATTAGCCAGAGCCTGCGTGCGTTGCAGCTCTTTGTAATACTCAATCGACCGCTTGACAGAAGCGATTTCAGAATCTACCGCCTTGGTCGCCAGCCCTTCGTTCATCAGGCCAGCACGCTTGGTTTCAAGGTCGGTTAGTGCGCGCTGTGAATCCTTAAGCTTTTCGTAAGCCGAGAAGATGCCGAGGCCTGCAATAGGTCGGTTTAACGCTTCCCATAGCGAGTCGGCATTCTTACGTGAGATCAGAAACGACTCAGCGACTTCATTCAGCCACGGCAACAGACCAGACGCCATTGACTTGCCGGCAGCGCCAGCAAGAGTCGCCAGACGGTCAAGGTTGTCATTGAACTGCTCGGACTGTTTCGCCAGCTTCTCGCTGATGACGCCGCCTAATTGCTCGGCTTCTGCCCGCATGTCTGCAAGGCCAGCCGTGCCACCATTCAGCAACGGTATAAGCTTTGCGCCAGACTTGCCGAACAAGTCCATTGCTAGCGCTGTCTTTCCTGCGCCGTCTCGGATGCCGGAGAACTTGTCTGCAATTTCTGCAAATACTTCGTCGGCGTTTTTCAACTGACCTGACGAATTGACAACCGATATGCCGAGGTCAGCAAAGACGGCCTGCGCCTCTTTCGATCCTGCTGCGGCGTCCTGCATCTTTGCCGACAACTTGCCGAGTGACGTTGTGATTTCGTCAAACTCAACACCTGACATGCCACCTGCGAACTTAAGCGCCGACAAATCCTCAACGGACATTCCTACCTGCTGCGCCTTCTTCGACAGGTCGTCAAGTTCGTTGATGAGGTCTTTGAACTGGCCAGCAGCACCAGCAGCAGCGAGTGCGCCGACAGTTGCCCCGAGAATCGTCGTGATGCCACTGAATGACGATTTCAGCTTACCGGCCATGCCTTCGGCGCTCTTGCTGATCTTGTTCAGATCGCGCTCAAAGTTCGCCAGCCGCGCCTCAATGTCGATTGATAGCTTAGCGGTTGCCATTTTCTTCTCTCAAGTGATCGCGGATCGCCGCTAGTTGGGCAATGAATGATTCAAGGTCGGTGATGCCGAATAGATCGGCGACCATTGGCAGAGCAGTCCAGTCAAGGCCGCCCATGAGATTCCATGCGCGGATGACAAGGCTTTGCTCTGCGGTCGGTGGCGCTGGCTCGAACCCTCCGGGGAGGTTTGTTTGTCCAAGCCAGCCGATCAGTTTTTTACGGCGGCCTGTACCTTTTCGGCATGAGCCTGGTAGGCGTTGAACACGCCCTCTGTGATCGCGCCTAACAGGTCGAGCCGATCCGCCAGCCATTCCGTGCAAGCCTCATGATCGAAGTCGAGCGGATGCGGTGCGCCTGAGCCGGTCATGGACAGCTCGGTAACGCCATCCCACCCGATAACGTAGGGCATGATGGCGCGGCCAATTCGTGCACCACGAAGTTCGATCATTTCCAGATCGGTAGGCCTGCGGCAGGTGAAGGTGAAGCCGTAGGCCTCGACCTTCACTTCCCGAGCCTTGCGGAGCTTGTCAGCAAGGGCGCTCATGGTTGGCTAGCGTAGTACGAAGGGGTGCCGTTCATCGTGATGGTCGTCTGCGTAGTGACCAGACCTTGCGCCTGGCCACCCGGCAGCAGGGTGGCTCCAACGTAGCCGTTGAACACCATGACCTGACCACCAGAGCCGAAGGTGAACATAAAGGCGCGTTTTGCCTGAGCATCGGACGCGACCTTCATTGCCTTCAGGCCGGCGTCTGAAACGTCCCAGATGTTATCGAACGAGAACGTAGAAGACGAAGGCATGCCGGGAATCTGCGAACGGGCGGCAACGTGAATCGTGGTCGTGTTGATAAAGTCGAACTCGCCGCCAGCAGCATTGATACTGGTCGCCGTGGTAATCGAAGTGCCAAACGTAACCTTCTGAGCGGTGCCAGAAGTGAAGGTGTCGAACAGGGTCGTGTCTTCGCCTTCAAGAGTGAAGGAAGAACCAGAAACAGCCTTGACGCGGAACACGCGATCATCAACTTGACGCATGCCCTGCACAGACAGGACGACGTAATCGCCATTGACGAGGGTATTGGTTGCGGTACAGACACCTTCAGCCGCTTTGGAAATAGCGGTGATCGTGATAGCGGAGGCGAGAGCCGACTGCATTGCGACAGCGACATTCGACCATTTACGGGCAGTGGCCATTTTTTGTTACTCCAAAAAAAAAGCCACCCGAAGGTGGCTGTTGTGAAAAGGCGTTGAGCTAGTAAGAGACGAACCAATCGACATCTACAGTCACGGCAAACAGGCCGGTTTCGTTGTCGAATCCTGACGAGCGATCAACCGGCGGATTGCCGGCTGCTCTGAGCGCTGCGGATACTGCATCGGCGATGGCTTCGGCCTGGATGCGAGACACCGCCCAGGCCGTGATTGCGAAACGAACGTCCTCACAGACCAGCACGCCGCCGATGGTGTGCGTGTGATTCGTGGAAGCCCGCATGAAAACGACGGCTGGAAGGTCTTTGTTTTCCGGTATCGCATCTGGAAATATGGCATCACCGACCAGGGCGGCAAGCCCTGCGCTTGCGTCAAGGACTGAGAAGAGTTCGGTTTCGGCGCTCATTTTCTGCGGTTGTACTTTTCGATTTGCGGAATGACTTCCGCGTTGAAGACTTCCAGCGCCTTGGGCAAAGAATCAGCGGCTGGCTGCATGAACGGCCTGGCCTTCATCTTCTTTGTACCGAACTCAACAAAGCGCCAATAGAACGGATCGAATGGACTCTTAGCCCCTCGCTGGCTGGCCTTGGTCATTGACCTTTGCCTGATCTTGACGCCGAGAAAGCTATTGGTTGTCGTCTTGAACTTGGCCTTGTCAGCCGGCTTGATATTGACGAACACGCCGATATTTCCAGCCCGCCGAGATTCGCGGGAAGTCCGTACCGTGAGCCTCTTTTTCAACAGGCCGGCAGTGCGGTAGGGGTTCTTTGCGGCGTCAGCAGCAGACATCACCGGCACGCTTTGGCGGGCGATCTGCAACGGCACGCGGGCCGCTTTTCTCAGCGCACCGAGCAATACCTTGTTGCGAAGCTGCTTGGGCAACTCAGACAGCGCCTTACGCATGTCATCAAGGCCAGTGATGGTCACCTTATCGGCCATCGTGCACCCCGTTGATCGCCATCACCTCGGTAAAGCCCCGGTACTTGTCTGTACCGGGAATCAGGTTGGTGATGTCGTAAGGCTGGCCGCGCCAGAGCAGGCGCATGTCGGTGGTCAGGCCGGCGCGGTCGCGGATCAGGAAGCGGGCGTCGACGGTGTGCTGCTGCTGGTTGGCGGCGAAGAAGGCGTTGCCGCGCAGGGGCATGACCTTGGCGAAGACGGTGCAGACGTCTGCATAGGACGAGGCGATTTCTTCGCCCATGGCGTTGCGCGTGATCACCTTTTGCTGGAAGGTGAGGCGCTGGTTCAGCTCGCCGGCGGGGATCATCAGACGATCTCTTTCAGGCGGTAGTCATCCAGGAAGCTTTCCCAGAAACGATTCGGCAGCGCGGCAAGGCCGGCGGCCATGGTGCCGCGCTGCTCAAACAGGGTATTGATGGCCAGCAGCATCCAGGTCTTGATGGCCGGCGGCACATCGGCGGCGCTGCCGTAGCCGCAGGTGTAGCGCACGCGCACGGCGTTGGGCACCGGGTAGGTTTCCGGCCAGGCCTTGCCGTAAGCGGGCACCAGGTAGCCGGGCGCGCTGGATTTGTCGAGGATGACATCTTGCGGATCGAGCACGCGCTCGACGCCATCTGCATCCAGGTAGGTGACGGAGACGAGCGACTGCACGGGCGGATGGCGCAGGACGCAGGCGCGCGGGAAGGCGTCGAGCACCAGCTCGCGGGTCTGAGTGATCAGCGCCCGCCCGGTTTCCGCTTCCGCCAGTTGGCGGGCGGCGGCGATGTAGCCGGGCAGGATCGCGTCGAACTCTGTGCCGTCAATGCAGCACTGCGCCTTGGCTTCGTCAAGCGACACCGGCTCGCCTGTCGGCGGGACGACGATATTGTTGGCCATGCGTGGTCCTCAGTAACGCCCGCCGCCGAGGTTGGCGGGGCGATTGGTTTGCAGTTGCGCGGGGCGATTGGTGCCGGCGCGGATGATGGACGGGCCGGCACCGGACGGGGCGCGGGTGTAAGTGACAAGCACGAGCTCGCCCAGGTTGGCCGAGCCGCCGGCCGTGGCCTGGCCAAGTGCCGTTAGGCTGACCGAGACATCCAGCCGGCCGGCGCCCATGGCCTGCACGAAGCCGGCAGCGGTGAGCGAGACGGTGACGGCGGGCAGCGCGGTACCGGCGGACTCTGCCGTGCCACTGGCACTGACGGTTCCGGCAGCGCTGGCGCTACCAGATGCCGCGCCGGCAGCCTGCGCCGACCCGGTCGCCTGTAGCTGGATGATGACGGACAGCACCGCCTCGCCGCTGGCGACCGACTGGCCGCTGGCCGATAAATCACCTTCGGCGCCGCCCGAAAGCTGCGCCGTGCCCGAGGCGACGGCCGAACCGCTGGCCAGCGCGTTGAGCGTAGCCGCCAACGCGGCATTACCCGCCGCCTGCGCCGCACCCGCCCCGGCCAGCAGCACCGAGGCCGAAAGGCCGGCAGCGCCCGCCGCCTGGGCAAGCCCGGCGGCGCTGATGGAGACGGTGGCCATGGCGCCTGCGCTGCCGCTGGCCACGGACACGCCAGCCGCCGAGAGCGGGATGGAGACGCCGGGCGCAGCCGATCCGCCCGCCAGCGCCACGCCAACGCCTGCCAGCGCGACCGAGGCGCTGGCGCCAGCCGTGCCGGATGCCTGAGCCTGGCCGGACGCCGAAAGCGCGCCTTCCGCACCGCCCGATAGCGCAGCGGTGCCGGAGACCACGGCCGAACCGCTGGCGGAAGCCGAAAGCATGGCGGCCGGGGTTGCCGATCCCGAGGCGACCGCAGCACCCGAGGCGGTGGCGCTTACCTGGGCGGATGCGGTGGCAGTGCCACTGGCCAGAGCCGCGCCAGCGGCGACGGCATCCAACACCGTGCCAGCCTCGCCGACCGTGATCGTGACCGTGCCCGTGCCGGCATCGAGGCCAGTTTCCCACAACCGATAGGTAAAGCTGTAGACGCCGGCCGTAACCCCCGCCGCGTCGTAGTCAAAGGTCAAATCCTCGTGCAGCGTGAGTACCCCAGCCGACGGCAGGGTGATGATCTGCCAGCGATACTCGCGGTCCGCCGCCGGGTTGTCGTTGAGCACCGGGCTGCCGCCGTCATCGCCATCCGTGGGGATGTCGGCACCGAGGATGCCGTGGCCGGGGTAAGCGGACGACAGCCAGCCGCTGGACAGGATGCTGTCCGGGTTGCTCAACCAGGTCATGCAGCCGCCTTGACCGGCATGCGGCGGTGGCCGGATACCGTCAGCCAGTCGTGCAGATAATTCACGCCCAGGGAGAGGGCCGGGTCGGTGAATGTATAGCGGCCAGTGGCGTCGGTGCTGAGGCCGGTTTTGCGCACGACCAGGGCGCCGGTGTCCGGGTGATAGACGGCCACATAGGTCAGCGGCTCATTGGCCAGGAGGTTGGGGACGTTGTCGTACAGCTGCTCGGACGTGACCGTCGGCATCTGCAGCTCGGCATTGGCCGTGCCCGAGGCGACGGCCGCGCCCGAGGCGGCGGCATCTGCGATGGTGGGGCCATCGTAGGAGGCGTTGGCCGTGCCGGAGGCGGTGGCCGTGCCGGATGCGGCGGCGTCGAGGGTGCCGCCACCGGTACCCGCTTCGCCGAAATCCACAAACCCAACTCCAGGAACGAGCCGCTGGCCGGTAACACCTTCGTCATCGACAAAACCAGCGCCGGGGATTAGACGCTGTGCCATTTAGGATCTCGTCATCTTTGGGTCAACGAAACAATTAGTCGATGGTTTTGCAAGCTTGACCTTGGCATGAAGCCAGCCGGCAGCACCCGGCGTAAATGTCACGCTCAGTTTTTGCTTGAGCGGCGTCGATAGCCCGGTCGTCGTCCAGTCAGCAGAGCTAGATGCCTGATCGGCAGCAGTGGCGAGGACGGAAGCTTTCGCATCGGTTACGATCACTCGGCCGGACGCGCCGGGATATGACACTTCTAGCCATATTTCGTCATCCTTCAACGGCGTGGCAGAGTCGGTGACGATTTCGACAATTTCCGTGATTTCGCCGGTGATGGTGTTGTACTGCGAGAACTCCGGCGTTTCCAGCGGCGTCAGCGGATATGAGCAGTTCGCAGACGAGACCAGCTTGAAACTGTACGCAGCGCCATCATTCGCGCCGCCGGTTCTGACCACCGTGTTTTCGTCACGAACAGACCCTGCTACATCCTCATTCCATAGGCGATACAGAGTCGACCCCGCCGTGCAGTTCTGCATCTGCGCCTTGATGCCGGCCTGCGTTATAGCTGTATCAACAAGCTTTCCAGACCATCCGGCAGGAAGCTTTGAATTGCGGATCGTGAACAGCCCGTTGTTGCTGGTGCCGGCGAGAAAGCGACAAATATTTACCGTGCCAAGAAGCCCGCTCAGGTCAATGCCATCGACAAAACCGCCACAGCCTTCACCACTGCCTCCAAACGGCGTGAAAACGCGACCGGCCACGCCGCCGTAGTCTGCCCGATATACTGCGCCGCCATAAATCTCTGTCCATGCTTGGAGGGCTAACGATTGATAGTCCGCGCGCCCGAACTTAAATGTACAGTTTTTGAATACGTTTTTATTCGACGTGGAAGCGTTGCCGGCGCCTGAAATAATGAGCGACGTAGTAGCTGTCGTGCCTAGCTCAAAAGTGCAGTTTTCCCATTGCTGATTTTCATAGCCTGCTACTGTATTTCCGCAAACGATATTGGCTGACGTGCCACCACTTCCGCAGATCAGTTCAAGGCCGTATAAATACCCTGACCCGTTAATGATAATTGCCGATGCTCCAGTTGTCTGGATAATCGCACCTGTTGCCACTTCTGCCGGTGGTTCGGCGGCGTCGCTGGCGCAGATTACGCGCGACGGGCTGGCCGTCGTCCCTGCCAGCGCAATAGTCTGTGCCGACGCGCTTGATTCCGCATGGGCCTGGCTAACGTAAATCGTGTCTCCTGCAGCATCCACTCCAGCAGCGCCGGCCAGAGTGATTGCCCCGTTTGCCCAGCTAGCGAACGGGCTAGCATTACCAGCACCGGATTTAACGTAAATATTTGCCATTTAGAGCCTCAGAATGCGAACGTCGTCGGACGCTTTATTGATGTACATCACCGCGCTGATCTGCGGCACCCACTGAATTTTTGATTCCACAATGTCGTGCGGAGACGACGGCCAATTCCCTTGCGGCGTGTAAAAATCAATGGTCAGAGAAACAGGATCAATCAGATACAGCCGCAGCTTTTGCAAGCTGACCGATTTCGTCGCCAACAGCAGCTTGCCGATGGTCGGCAGATACGTCATTCCGCCACCGTCGTAATCAACGCGCATAACATCTGTTAGCGCATCGCTGGCCGATAGCGTCGATTCAACCTTGGTTTTAGTCTCAAGATTCATCGTGACAAAGCGATTCGTTCCTTCGAACGACGGGTGGAAGAGCCACACCGTGTCGCCCCACTGGCACGACTGCGACTTAGCTAGCAGGTAGCCGCCAGCCATGCCGGTGCGCCACGCGAATGTCGCGGCGTCGATGTCGTATTCCCACGCCTGCGCCATGTTCCCGGCTTGGGAACCGAGGATTATGTATTTTCGGCCATGCAGGAACCCAGCGGTATTTTCGAGCGCGTACCCAGTCAGTGGTGCATAACTGCCGACGTTGGTGTCAAACGGCGTGCGCTTTGACCAGGAACCGGAAATCAGGTCAGCCATCCACAGGCGACCAGCGCCGGTTATCACGCGGTTGTTTACAGGGTCAAAAACAAGCGATGCGTAAGTGTGCCGGGCTGTCGGAGCGTTTTCGGCAAACGAGTAAAGCTCGTCGTGGTAGATCAGCGACTGGTTAGGATTGGCGATCTTATAATCATTTGCCGCAGGGTAGTTTGTAAAAGTCGCCGTACCTGCTGTTGTATATCGAGCGTCGCACCCGGTCAGGTCCGTCGGCATGATCTCGACAGACCATCCCATCCGGGGAACATCAAACCGATACAATCCGTTGTTGCTGGAGTCGTGATGACCGCCGCCGAGTAACCACGCTCTTGGTCGGTCCGTGTACTTGTCCAGCGCCATGCCAGACCAGCCGCCGGTCACACCGTCCCATCCAGAATTCCCCCTATCGGACCACCCTGGCAGCGCGGCCTTGACCACTGAATCAAGCGCATCCATTCGCGTGCCGGCGACATTGACCCATCGACCAGCAGGAACGAGCGACCAGCTTGCCCACGATACACGGCCATCAGCGCCGCGCCCCGGAACCCATGTATCCGACCCTGAGTCGTAGCTTCCTGGCGAATTAGCGGAAGACCAGACACGATAGCGCCCAGCCGACACCACCCCATTCAACGGGCAGCTGTAGCTGTCGTCGGTCGGGGTGGCCATGGGCGTGCTTACCGGCCCTGGGCGGATTCGATGGCGGCGGCCAGCGTCTCCCGGGCAACGTCGTCCAGCGTGGCAAAGCGATCCAGATCCGCCTCGACCAGGTCGCGGCCTTCGGCTTCCGCCTGGTCGGCGGCGTCGTTGAGCTGTTGCGCCAGGGCGCGGGCTTGTTCGGGGGTCATTGGTTGTTCTCCAGGCGCTGCTCGGCGCGGTAGATCAGATGGCGGGCCTCGACCAGCAGCATGCGCTGGTCGGCGGTCGGTTCGGTGGCGTGGCCGCGGCGCGAGGCGTCGAGCTTGGCCCGTGCCTGGTCGGCGCTGGCCTGGATCTCGATAGCCGTGGCCACGGCTATCCGGCCGTCCTGCAGGGCGCGGGCGGCGCGGTGGCGCAGCACGGCGAGGCGGGTATAAGCCGGCGCCAGCTCGCTCTCCCAGGTGCCCCACAGGGCCAGGGTGGCGAAGCCGGTGACGCTGCTGCTGGCGGTGGCCTGCAAGGGCACGGCCGGAGCGGTGCTGCAGGCGCTCAGGAGAGCGGCAACAGCCAGGGCGATGAGGGATTTTTTCATGGTCAGTTATCGACCTGGAAGGTCAGCGACGTGGCCGGGAACGACACCGTGAACCCCGCGCCTGAGACGTTGAGCGGCGCCGTCAGGTTGATGCAGATCCAGCTGTTGCCGCCGCTGCTCGCATCGAACAGCCGCACGCTCTGTAGGGTGCCCCAGCTGCCGCTACTGGCCGTCCAGGTGATGGCGTTGTTGTTGCTCGTCGTGCCGCCGGTGCCGCTTGACGCCGTGGTGCTGGCGGCGGCTTGGGTGCCGGCCCAGTTGGCGAGCGAGGACGTTACCGCGACGCGGGCGTAGGCGTTGCCGCTCGGCTCGGTGCCGGCACTGGAGTCGGTGCAGGTGGCCGTGGAGAGGCCCATGTAGAACGTGGCCGGGGCGCCGATGGCCTGGCCGCGCAGCAGGGAATCGACCAGCTTGTTTTCGGCGTAGTCGGTGAGGGCGCCGGCTTGGGCCGGCAGGATGGCCGAGATGGCCAGCGCCAGGGTGGCGAGGATGAGGCGGGTGAGTTTCATGGCTTACTCCTGGGGCGATTCGCCGCCGGCCTGGCCAGCGGTTTCATCGGTGGATTCGGACGGCGCGGCGGCTTCCTTTGCCGGGGCCTTGTGCACCACGACTTCGGCGCCGAGCACCTTTTCGCAGAAGGCGACGGCGTCCTTGTGCGGATCGACGGCGCCGGCGGCTTGCTGGGCTTTGGCAGTGGCGGACGGCAGATCGACGACCTGGTCGGGCTGGTAGCGGATGCCGTCGAGGACGACGGCGGTGAGGATGCGGACTTTGGTTCCCATTGCGTTCTCCAGGCCGACCCCGACGGGCGGGGCCGGCGTTTCGGGAAAGATGCCGGTTAGGTGGCGGAGTTGGCGTAGTGCTTGACGGCACCGCCGACGTCGATCAGGTTGCCGCCCTGGCGGTTGAAGGCGACGAAGCCGATCTGGCCGTTGAGGATGAAGGCGCTGTCAGCCATGCGGAACAGGGTCAGGTCCATGACTTCGCGGATCATGTAGCGGCTGAAATCACCGAACAGGATGGACTTGGCGTTGGCGCCCATTACCGGCATTTCCTGGCTGATGTAGATCGGCCGGCCGAGCAGGCGATCAGGCGCACCGCCGGGGTTGCCTTGCTCGTAGCCCGGAACGAAGATCGGGCGGCCCTGGGTGTCCTTGAGTTTGCGGATGACCTTGAGCGAGCTGTCGTGCATCATGAAACCGCACTTCGGCGAGGCGCGGTAAATCGGATCAACGGAGTGCTCAAGATCGACCAGATCGTCATAGGTCACGGTCAGGGTCTGCGTGGTGGCGCCGGTCTTGCCAACACTGGAGCCAGTGACGATGCCGCGCGGCTGGCTGGAGCCGGTGCCGGTAGTGAAGTGCTTGCTGGTGATGCGACCGAGACGGACGGCGAGCAGGCTGTTGATGTAGCCCTCGATGTCGAACATCGAATCCTGGATCAGCTCGAAAGGCACGGCGATTTTCTTGGACGAGTACTTGTAGACGTCCAGGGCCAGATTGTTAAAGGTGGTTTCGCCCAGGTTGGAGGCGGCGTTCTGGCCGACGATTTCACCTTCCTCCGACGTGGCGTCGGCGGTCGGGAAGTTCATCTGGGCGCCGGTACCGGTCGGGAGGATGGTGGCGACCGCACGGATGCCGCCGAAGGCCTTCTGTGCCTCAGCCAGCTGGCGGTAGTACTCGGTGGCGACGGTGAATCCGCCTTCTGCCGGGGTGGTCGTCGACATGGCAGCTTGCGGCAGGCGCATGGCGTTGGCGATGTCGCCGGACTGGCGGGCGCGCATGGCGTGCAGTTGCTCCGGCTGCAGGGCCATCAGGCCGCCTTGCAGGTAGTTGCGCAGGGCGCCGGACTCGGCACCGTGGGCACCCGGCGTGCGGGTGAATTGCTCGCGCAGGGATTCGTCGCCGCCGATGCCGGCGCCGATGGCGGCGACGGCGTCGTTGTGGCGCTTGATCTGGCCGTCAATGTCGCCGATTTCGGCCATGGCCTGGTCGTACTGGGCTTGGTGGGAGGCTTCCCACTTGGGGGTCTTGTCCTTGTCGACCAGGTTGGTCAGGGTTTGCGCCAGTTGGTCGCGGCGCTCACGCAGGGCTTGAAGGTTCTTCATTTTGCTGCTCCATAAAAAAAGCCGCCCAAGGGCGGCCGGGTGTGCCAGTCGCGTGAGCGTCAGGCGGGGATCAGGGCCTTGAGGACGGCGCGGTGCAGGGCATCGCGGTCGACTTCTTGAGCCGGGGTTTCGGTTTCTGGTGCGGGGGTTGCGGGTGCGCTGGCCTGGGCCGGGGCGTGCTGGTAGGCGGATAGATCCCAGTCGCTGGCCTTGGCCTTGGCTTTCTCTTCGGCGACCTTGTCGGCCAGGCCGAGCTCGACGGCGCGGCTTGCTTCGATCCAGGTTTCATCGGCGAGCCAGCCGACGATGGCTGCTTCGTCCTGACCGCTGCGGGTGGCGTAGGTCTTGGCCAGGCTGACGTCGATCTGGTCGAGCAGGCCGGCTTCCTTGCGCAGGTCGTCGGCGTTGCCGTACATCCACGTCCAGGCCTTGTGGATCATCAAAAAGCTGCCGGGCGCCATGTGGATTTCGTCGGCGGCCATGATGAGGAAGCTGGCAGCGCTGGCGGCGAGGCCGTCGACGTGCACGATGATGGTGCTCTTGTGCTCGCGGATGGCTTGCTCGATGGCGCGGGCGGCGAAGACGGAGCCGCCGGGCGAATTGACGCGCAGGTGGATGGTGGCGGCGGTGATCTCGTTGAGCGCCTTGATGAAGGATTGCGGGCTGACGCCGCCCCACCATTCGGCTTCTTCGTCGGTGCTGACGATCATGTCGTAGAGGTAGATGGTGGCTTCTTCGTCGCCGGCTTTGGCAACGACGTCGAACCGACCCCGCTGGCGGTTACTGATCAGCAGTTTCTGCATCGGGTGCATCGTCTTCCTCCGGTTGGGGTGCCGGCGCTGCGCCGGCAAAAATGAGCTTGTCGCCGCCGACGACGGGCTTGAGGTTCTTGAGGCGGCGGACTTCGTTGATGGTCATCCAGCCTTGCGTGCCGGGGCCGCCAAGGGCCTTGCCGAAGTAGTCGGCCTGGGCCTTGCTGTCGCCGTCGAGCAGCGCGTCGGCGTTGAACTCGCCGAAGTAGATGCGCGAGCGCGGCCAGATTTTGCGGTTGATCTCCTGGGCCATGGCATCGATGTAGCGGCGCAGGGTGTAGCGGACGAAGCCGATGGACATCTGCTCAATGCCGCTGCCCCAGCTGGTCGACTTTTCGGTGTAGCCGATCATGTGCGCCGGCACACCGAAGATTCGGGCGATGTCCTGCACCTGGAATTGCCGGGTGGCCAGCAACTGGGCATCCTCGGCAGACATGGTGAGCTGCTGCACGTCCAGGCCACCGGTAAGGATGGCCGGAAGGTGGGCATTGCTGGCGCCGCCGTGGCGCTGCGCCCAGGTGCTGCGCAGGAGCTTGGCGGCATCATCGCTGAGCTTGCCGGGGGTTTTGAGGGCGAAATCGGGGCGGGCGCCATTGCGGAAGAAGCTTCCGGCGTATTCATCGGCAGCCAGGGCGATACCGCCGGCCGGACGCAGGGCGGCGCGGATTGGGGTGATGCTGCGCTTGCCGTCGTAGCCGATGCCGGGGAAGTGCAGCATGTCTTCCGTGTTGACATTCTCGACCGTGCCATCGGTGTTGATAACGCGGTAGGCGCGCAGGCCATTGCCCTCGACGATAGAGACGCGATCCGGGTGGTATGGCTCGAAGCTGCGAATATCTTCGATTTTTTGCGAGTTGCCGGCGCGGCGATGGATGCGCCAGAACCCATCCCCCTTGAGCGCAATGGACTGCGCGGCGAACGACCAGGCGCTGGCCGCCGTCCAGTTCGGGTGCGGCGACTCGTTGAACAACCACCACAGATCCGAATCGAAGCGCTCGCGCCCGCCTTCCACCCGCTTGAACAGGTGGAACGGCAGCGCAGCCAGGGCGCCGCCGATGATGCTGACGCAGGCATAGACGGCACCGATAGCCATCACGGTCTGCTCGGTGACCGGCATGCCGGCGCCGGTGTCGCCGTAGTTGCCGGTCATGATGTCGTACATGGCCGTTCCGGGCACGATCTCGCTGATCGGCGTCGAGGCCTGGATACCGGCGCGCGAGGCTTCCCGCTCGGCACGCCAGGCGGTCAGGATCGTGCTGCCGTGCTGGGCGACGCGCTCGGCGTTGTACCAAGTGGCGGGTGCGTTCATAGGATGACGATCTCCGGTGTCACGGATGCTTCCTCGGCAGCGAGGGCGCGATTCATGGCGACGATGGTGGCCACGGCCGCGTCGATCTTGTTGCTGGCCCGCGACTTGCGCGGGAAGATGTTTTCGTTGCGGTCTTCCTGCACCTCGACGTTGCTGAGCATCCAGACATAGGCGGGGTTGCCGTCGTGGTGGAAGCGGCCGGCGTTGACCTGGGCGTCGATCTCTTTCATCGGGTCGCTGAGGTAGCGGACCTGTTGCGGGATGTCGACGACGGTGAAGCCTTCGGCGGCCAGGTTGGCGCCGAGCTGGTGGCCGCCCCACGGGTCTTTGGCGACCTCGCGGATGACGACGACGCTGGCGCTTTCAATCAGCTCTTCCTGGATCTGCTCAAGGTCGATCATGTTGCCGGGCGTGGCGATCAGGTGGCCGCTGTGCACCCAGGCCTGGTAGTGGGCGTTTTCCGGCTTGTCGACGGTGGCCTGCGGCACGTAGTTGCGGGAGATGGCGTAGTAGTGCCGGCCGTCGTCCAGATCGCGCCAGAGCAGGTAGAGCTTGCTGGCGATGTCCTGCTTGCTGGCGAGGTCGAGACCGACGACGCAGCCGTCCCAGGCGTGGCTCTGCAGGGTGAGTTCGCGGTCTCCGGCCTGCTGCAGGTTGTGCAGGTTCAGCCAGGGCGAGGCGGCGGCGACCCAGACGTCGAGGTGCTTGGTCTTGAAAACGTTCTGCTTGCGCGGGTCAGCAACGGCGTCGCGCTGCTGCAGCTGCAGGTACTCGCCATCAACCGAAATGCCGAAGTTCGGGTTGGCTTTCCGCAGCACTTCCTCGCTGGTCCAGTCGTCGTCTTCGTCGACCGTGAAGATGATGCCGAAGCGCTGGTCGTTTTCCATGGCGCCTTCGAGGATCTTCTGCAGCTCGACCTGGTGCAGGTAGCACGGGCCGGAGATGTCGGCGCCGGCGGTGGTGATGACCAGGATCAACGGCTGGCTGCGGGCGCCCATGCCGGTCTGCATGGTGTCGAACAGCTCCGGCGTCTTGTGCTCGTGGTACTCATCGACAATGGCACAGCTGGGCGAGGCGCCGTCGCCGGGCTTGCCGATGACGGGCTCGAACTTGCTATTGTTCTCCGAGATGGAGAGGTTCGAGGCGTTGACCGTGATGCCGTAGGCCTGACAGAAGCGCGGCGTGGCGCGGGCCATCAGCAGCGCTGGGCGGAATACTTCCATCGCCTGGTCTTGCGAGGTTGCACCGGAATAGACCTCAGCGCCGAACTCGCCATCGACCGCGAGCATGTACAGGCCGATGACGGCGGCCAGCGTGGACTTGGCGTTCTTGCGCGGCACGATGATGTCGGCGACACGGAAGCGCCGCTTGCCGGTGACCTTGTGCCCCCAGCCGAAGATGCTGGCCAGGATGAAGACCTGCCAGCGCTCCAGCTTGATCAGCTGGCCACGGGCCGCCCAGTCGCCCTTGATGTGCGGCATGAGCTCGGCGAACTTGCAGATGCGCTCGACCGGAAAGTACTGCTTGCCCTTGGTGTCCGTCAGTTCCGGATTCCAGACATAGGCGAACTCGCCGGCCTCAGCGCGCTCCAGGTCTTTCAGGTGCCGGGCGCAAGCCAGGCGGTGCCACTTGTTAGCGATGACGCGGCCTTCGACCACATCGCGCGCATAGGCGGTGGCGATACCAGCGAAGTCGGTGGCAGCCGATGTCACAGGGCGCTCCACTGGTCCGGCGTGCCTTCCTCGAACAGCTGGCCCTGGCGGTTGTCGCTGGTGCTGACCTTGGCCCGCGCCGACGGCGACAGGCCGAACAAATCGAGGTAGCTCTTGACCTGGGCAGCAGCGTGCTTGCCGACCACCCAGTGATGGCTGTACGTGAAATTGCCGTTGGCGGTGCGCACCATCATGCCGTCGCCGCCGGTGTATTCCTCGCCGCGCGCCTCCGCCTCGATCCGCTTGCGCTCGGCATCAGCCATGGCGCGCGACAGCATCTGTTCTGCCCAGACCATCTTCGCCCAGGCCTGGCAGTACAGCACCAGGGCGGCGCGATCCAGCTTGCTGATCAGACCGTAGCGTTCCAGCTCGACGGATACTCGCTTCCACTCCTTCTTCGCCTCCGGCCAGATCCAGGACGGGAACCCCGGGATCTCGACCTCCGGCTTGAACTCGTCGAGCAGCTGAGCCAACGGCTTCTTGGAGGCGTTCCCGCGCAGCAGATGCACGTTCCCCGGCAGCGGCTTCGGTCCTCTCGCGCCCATGGGATACCTCCGTAAACGAAAAAACCGCCCGAAGGCGGATGAATAAATGCTGGCCGGTTACGTACTCCGGCGCCCTGCGTATCGGTGCAGCCCCCGCACCTCGGGGTACCCCCTCCCCCCAATACCCCCGCCCGAAAAATAAAGAC